GACTGTCAATAAAACTGTCATAGATAAAGAAGTCTATTCACTCTTAACGTTCTATGATTTAGATAATGATGAATTTACTATTAAACATGAATTATATAAATCTGGCGATGCGAATGATATTGGTAAATTAGTTCCATTAAATTCATTAGAAAAATATAACAAACTAGTTCAAACAACAACATATAAATCTAAAGTACCTCACTTTCAAATAGTAACACAGAATCTAGTAAATAGTTATGAACCTGAAGCACCATATGCATTGCCTTCAACAGCATTAATTACAGATCAATATTTATCAGCAGATACTATATATGATTTAATGATACGAGAGTTTGATTTAAAGAAACCTAGAATTTCTGTAACGTCAAAAGCTATAACAGAAGATATTGATCCTGATGGAAACTTTGTAACATACTTTGCAGATGATGAAGTATACCAAGTATTAAATATACCTGGCGATGAAAGTGAACCTGTTAAAGTATTAGATATGGGTGAATATAGAACTGACACTGCAATTAATGGTTTAAATACTGTGCTTAAAATTGCTTCTAAACTAGTTGGATTCGGAAATGATTTTTATGGATTTGATCCTACTATGCAAGCTGTAACAGCTACTCAAGTTATCGCTAGTAAATCAGAATTATTTAGAAACCTTCAGAATGAGCGTAACTTAATGGAACGAACTATTAAGGGAACAATTAAAGCTTTAGAAGTATTACTAGATATCAAATTTGGAAATATAAACGTTGATTTTGATGATTCTATAATTATAGATGATGAAAAAAGAAAAGAAGATGACGTTCAACTATTAGAATTAGGTATGATGAGTAGAATTAAATTCTTAATGATTCATAAAGGCTTATCTAAAAATGAGGCTATAGAATGGCTTAAAGAAGTTCAAGAAGAAGCTGAATTGTTAAGAGATGAAGATGAAGAACCTCAAGAAGATGAAGAAGAAACTTCAGAGGAAGATTTTATGGAAAGAGTAGAATCTGGAAATCCTTATCCTAGTGAAGGTGAGTCTCAAGATGAGTTTATTGCTAGGTGTATTCCAGAATTAAGATCAGAGGGTTATTCCCAAGACCAAGCTAGTGCAATATGCTATGCTAAATGGGAAAAATAAAATATAAATTGCCTGTATAGGGGCATTATAATACTATACGATATAATCCGTGCTCATCCGGAGAAAAAATAGATGATTAAAAGGTGGCTTAGCACCTTTCTGAAAGGAGAACACTATTATGAAACAAAAAGAATTAGAAAAACTTATTCAGGTTAATACAGATGAATCTGGACAAATTAATTTAGAAAAAATAACTGAAGCTATTAATATGGATTTAAATAGACTATTAGAAAAAAATATGCCAGATACTGATGCATTAAAGGCTGAATGGGAAAAAGAATTTACTTCAAATTTCTATAAAGAACTTAATTTAGAATCGATTGACAGTGCTGATAAATTAAGAGAATTTGTAGAAGCTAGAAAAGACTTAAGTCCTGAACAAATTAAAGAATTAAAATCTCAGCAAGATAGATTAGCTAAAGAATTAGAAATTCATAAACTAGGTTTTGCTGGAGATGCAGATGACCTAGATTATATTATAACTAGAGCATCAAAACTTTTAGAATCAGATGAAGAATTACAATTCACAGATGCAGTTAAAGCTATTAAGGAAAATAAACCTTATGTGTTCGGAGAAATAGAGACAAATATGACTACTGAACAAAAACAAACGGCAATTAAGACCGAACAAGCTCAGCCTATTTCAACACCAGATAGATTAACTCAAATTCTAAAAGAAAGATATTCACACTATAACCCAGAAAAATAAAATAAATAAGGAGATAACAAATTATGGCAAACCCAATTTTACCAACTAATGGTACTCATGAATTACAAGAAAGATATGCAACACAGATTAAAGCATTATTTAGATTAAAGAATAACCTTCGTCAATTCGCAGGTAGAGATTATGTAGGTAACCCACTAGCTGGTGCTGTACAAGTTCCAGTAAGAGATACTGAAGTAGCTGTTGGCGACTATGATGTAGTTGCTGGTGGATCTTTAGGAAGTTCTGCTACTACTTACTTACCAATTACTGTAGATTTAAACAAATATATCAATGAATTAATTGATGGTTATGAAGCACAAGCAGTACCTGATAGTCTATTAGCACAACGTTTGGACTCTGGTGCTTATTCAATGCAAAGACAAATGGAGTTAGACTTCATTAAAGAAATTAGAGATAATGGTACACTTGCATCAGCAGAAGCAGCTTTAACTAGCTCAAATGCTTATACAAAAATTTCAGCTCAAATCGGTGAAATGCTTAAGCTAGGTATTGATCCTGCAGATATGAAAGTTGCAATTACACATGACGTAGAATCAGCTCTATTAGAAGATGTTAAATTTACTAATACTGCATCTCAAATTGGTGCAGATCGTGTTATGCGCGGAGTTATCGGTATGATTCGTGGCGTTGAAGTAGTTCCTTCAAATAACTTAGGTGCTAGAACTTCAAATGGTTTCGATGTTCAATTTATGGTTTTCGCTAAAGATTGGTCACAAGCTGGCGACGAATGGATGGTTCCACCAACTGTTGAAGATTTAAAAGATGGTGTTCATATTGGCGCTTCTCACCTATTTGGTCGTTATGTTCAATGGAATAAATTAACTGACGTTAAAGGCGCTAGAGTAGTTACATTAGCTGCTTAATACTAAATAATATAATTTATGATAAGGGAAGGTTTAGTTTCCTTCCCTTTTTTATTTAAGGAGGATTAAATATGGCTGTTAAACTACCTATTCCTAAAAAAGAATGGGATAAACTATCTGAGAGAGAAAAAAGAAAACTAATCAGAGAAGAAAATAAAAAGAAAACTAAAAAAGAAGTTAACGATACCTTATTAGCATTCGTTGCAGCTGGATATTTAGTCGGAACAATTGTAGAAAGAAAACAACTAATTAATTCAATTAAAATAAGAAGTATTAGAACACCTATTGCAAAAGATAAATGGAATAAATTAACTACAAGAGAGAAAAAAACACTTATAAATAAAGAAAGAAATAAAATTGAAAATAAACAACCAGATCTAGTAGTTCCTAGAAGTCTTAGAAAAGAGCTTACAGATGATGGCTGGGCTATTGTTAGATCAACATGGTTGGTTGCTATAAGACGAGTAGGAATAAATTTAGACGTAAGATTTAAAAGTGGTATAATACTAAGATACCCAGGATATGGAGAAGTATTTGATGAAATGAATCGAGCTGTATCTAAAGGTGCTTATGGACACGCTAATTTAATTTTTACACGTAGAAGTTTAGGCGGAGCAGCCTATATCCAAATTTAGAAAGGAGAAGATATAATGTTAGATTTTAATTACACACTACCTGTTAAAGCATCGGGACCAGCTAATTGTATAGCACCAGATGGTCTTTACTATGGAACTATAAATTGGACTTGGAACTTTGCAATCCATGGTCCAGTTATGACTATAGAATATGCTGAAAATAATACTGGTGAAACTTTAGCAGAAGCTACAGCTGGATCATTAGTTAAAGCCGAAGCAGAGTTATTGAAGATTGCTCGACTTACTAAAGATTATGTTATGAATAGAATAGCTAGTAAAGATACTAAAGAAAAATTCGAGTATAGATTAGCACATGATACAGATCTTATAAATGATTGGCTAATTTTTCAACTAAACGTGTTACAAACATGGGGTGGTTATGATTCTATGTTTAGAATTACAGATCAAGGAAATCAACAATCTATAGGTAAAGCCGCAGAAGATTATGTTAAAGGTTTAAATATTTGGTCTGGTAAGATTAAATGGCAAATACCAGATGGCGGATATAGGAGTGGATACTAATGTGGAACTTTTCAAATCAATTAGACTTTCCTGAAACTGCAGAGTATTTGGAAGCAATTATACCAGAAGATTTAGATTTACCTACTACTTGGGCACCTGCAATACCATTTAAATTTAGATGGCATACAGATTCTAAAGGTAGTGTTGAAGTGATTCCAGGTATTAAAATAAATAGAAACAAAGAATATAAAATAGAATGTAAACCAGATTTAAATATGAAACCTGATGATAAAATTAGATTTTACAACAGTGATTTAAATAAATATACAATTACAGATATAGATACTATTATATCTGAAAAATATAAAAATGAACATGACTTTAAAGTTAAAACATGACCAGGATTAAAAGACGAATCAAAAACAAAAATTATAACATTGAAGTAGGTGAGT